CCGGACACCTCATATGGATATTTGTTCAACAAATGTGTGATGCCAAGCTGCTCTGCAATCGGGCGAAGTCTGCTTTCCATCTCCGGATATTTTTTCCCTGCCAATACAAGCGGAAGGAAAATATTGTCTCTCAAAGAAAACGTATCCAACAAATTAAAATCCTGAAATACAAAGCCCAAATTCTGTCTTCTGAATGCAGCCATCTCACGTTCTTTGATCGTAGTTAAGTCCCTTCCTTTTAAGAGAACCTTTCCTCCTGTCGGTTTATCCAACGCAGCCAGAATGTTCAAAAGAGTTGTTTTCCCAGAACCGGATTCTCCCATGATTGCCACGTACTCTCTCGGCTCCACCGAAAAATTCACATCCGAGAGCGCCTGCACCTGGTTTCCTCCAAAACGGGTCGTATATATTTTTTTTACATTTTTTACTTCTAATAATGCCATATCATTTCCACCTTTCTACTTTGTCTCTTTCTTGAATGCTCCTTTATTGTATAAGAAAAGATTTTTCCCTGCCATAATTTCAGGTGACAATTTTGCAATCCAATCTTACACTTTTGTAAGGTTCATAAACGCATTTACGCCGTTTGCAGGCATTTTTGTTGTAAACGTGTTGTAAACCGTTTTATTATATTTTATTAAATTTTGTAAGATGATACAATATTTTCGCCCCACCTCTTTGGAGATGGGGCTGTGTCTCTAGACGTCTATTTTTAAAATAATTTACCCTCTTTATCCGTATACATCAAATGTCCGTCTTCTTCCGATAAATAATACCATGTGCTTCCAAATGTAATGCGTCCTTTAAGCATTTTCCCTGTACTTGCATCAAACCAGTATCTCTTACCATCAATGTCTGCCCACTTTGTTCGCATGATTCCATCATTTCCAAAGTAATACTTGTCACCTTTGATTGTCTTCCACCCTGTAGCCATATCTCCATTGCTGCTCATGTAATATCTTGTACTTCCAAATGACAGCCAGCCAGCGTGCAGATGCCAATCTGGTCCAATAAAGTATACTTTCTTTCTTCCATCTACATTTTCTTGCCAGCCCATCAGCAAATATTCATCACTTCCAACAAAATAATATTTACCATTTATATTATACCAGCCGCTTTTACAATAGCACTTTTGTTGATTATCATATGCTTTTGTTCTCACACGACCTTTATTATCTTTTCCAAAAGTGTGTAACATATATCTTTCTGTACTCATATTTTTGTTTAAAATACCTCTCACAATTGCCTTTGCACATCTCTTCGCATCCCACACTTTTGCGTCGTCTGCATCATCAACAAAGCAGCATTCTATTAGTGCTGCAGGTGCTTTTGTACTGTTAAGCACTCTCAACCCTTTGTCTATTTTTACACCTGGACACGGTGATGTGCTGTCACTTCGTAGAGTATATCCAAATTCTTCTGCAATGCTTTTGGCAATTCGTTCCGCAATTTCTCTCATTCCAGTATCGTATATAATAACTTCGACGCCTCCCGTTTTTGTATCGCCGTGGTAATCATTCCTGCCGGAATTAAGATGGATGGAATAATCTCCATCTACGCTATGAGCATTGCATTTCGCAATAATTTTATTTAAACAACCAGTTTTCGTTGTATTTTCGTCGCAGGTGCAGTCGTAGACTGTATTCCCCTCTGCTCTTAACAGACGGATTACTTCGTTTTTTACGATTCTATCTTCCACAGATTCCTGTAAGATTCCTACCGCTCCACTTGCTCCTTTTCCCTGTGGACAATGCCCAGCGTGTACGTTATATGTTCCCATAATAAAATCCCCTTTCTTTCCGCAAAAAAAGAGAGCCCATCCCAAAGCTCTCAAAAATTATTTTTCCCGATACTGTAACAATTGCATTAGATATGTCCCTTCCAAATTTGTTTCATCTTTATCTAGTTTTCTTTTCCCAAATGGTACGAAATTATTCTTTTCATAAAATTGTATCAACTTTTCTTTCTCTTCACATTCCAAGTAAAAAAATTTTCCGCCAATTTCACGCTGTATATTTCGTATCCGATCAATCGACATTTGAAGAATCTCACTGCCTGAAATTAAAGTATCATTTCCCTTATCAAAATTCTTTCCGAGCTGTGCAATAAGTGGCGCTGATATAATATACTCTCCTGTTGAAACGTCATATGTACCGTGTTGTCTCACTCTTGAAAATAATTTATTACTCAACTGTTTTTTATTTACCGAAAAATGCTTCATGGCTATTGTGTAATATCCTATAAACTCTTTTTCAGCTCCTTCTTGCCAATATATCAGATAAGTTTGAGCAAATCCTCTCTTAGAAAATTCAATCGCTTTTGTTCTGCAAAAATCTTGTACATCTTCATTTAAAGGACAAACAAAAGAGGAGAGTATCTTTTTTGTTCTCTCCTCTCCCAATTGTTCCAGTATACTACTCAAATTAAACTGCTTAAACTCTGACATCTTTCTACATATCAAAGAACTCTTTGATTTTATCTCCTGTAATTTCTGTACATTTTCTCGTATATTCCACATCTTCTTTCGGGGCATTTTTCGATTTTTCAAATGCTTCTATGAAATTGCGGGCAGTTTTATTATCTCTTATATTGATTGTCTTTAAGATACTTTTTGTTGCCATGACAATCCCACTCCCTTCTTTTGAATAAATGTTGTTATTATTTTTCTTATATTATAACAAATACATACCTCATTTTTCAACTAAAAGATGGAAATAAACACATTTTCTTTACATATTGATGATTTCCTTTTGCAAAATTCAAATTTTTATCGCTTTATACTTGAATTATTTAGGTTCTGTATATGTAAGTGCCTGTGTGCTGTCTTTCATCCCTCTTGTTGTATGATCAGTTACAACACCTAAGATTACAAGCACTGTAAATACTGCATTTACAACCACAATCAACCTATTCCCAAGTTCGTTTAAATCTAATGTGTACCCAAATACTGCTGCTACTGCTTGTACTAATAGCAGTACCGCCGGAATAATTGCAAGCCAAAACTGCTTGTTTTTTAATCGTACTTCCCAGTTAATCTTTCTTGTCATTTTTCATTTCCTCCTAAAAAATCATTGAAATTAAATAGCCAGCTAACGCCGAGATAATTGTCGTAATTACCAATTCCCAACGCTGTGCCGGCTTTCTTTTTAATTCTGCTACGTCTTCATTCAATCTTTCGATTGCTTTGTTTGTGTGATGCATCTCTTTCGTAAGACCAACCATCTCATTTGCGAGTTGGTGTACCGAATCCACAATCTTTTCCACATCATTCATTCGATGTTTTAAAGACCCGATTTCATTCCTATGATCCGCAAGAGTTACTTCTACTTCTGTTTCATTCATATTTCCCTCCAAATATTTATTGCAAAATAAAAAGACCATTATGGTCCTGCTCTGATCTCCATGCCATTCAACTCCATTATTGACCTATCATCTTTTGCACTGCCTCTTTCCATCTTGTTGGTACATCCTCAATCGTGATTGTTCCATCTTTTATTTTCATAATGTAAAACAACACCATTATGCTTCACCTCCTATCATCCCTGCCATCTCCATAATTGCTCCATCCTGTACGCTTTGTACTTTCTCAAGGGCATCTAGTCTCTTTTCTTCCTCTGTTTTTTCACGGATTGCGAATGTTGCCTCCACTTTTTCATTCACAACATTAACCTGAAATAATGGATATTCTAATCTCATGTCGGTGTAATTTCCAGTTATATTTTCCTCTGACTTAAATTGTACTGCATCCAGATTTCCCTCTTTTAAAATAGCAGATGCAATCGGGTCTAAATCTTTAAATTGCTCTACGACAGCCGTAATAGCATTAAGGCTTGCTCCTTCTTTAATTGTAATCTCTGTTTTGTCTGTTAAAATCATTTTATCCATACTGTTTTAGTCTCCTTTTCCTTTTATTTCTACTTCCACTTACCTGCTACATATACATCAATGCATGTAGTCTTTTGCTTATCTAATCCAAGTTGAACAATATATCCATCAATAGCCTGTTTACTCACACTTACGGATGGGCGCGCCGCCCAAACTATACCGTTATTCATCGCACTTGTTTGGATATTTAACACTTCTGTTGCTGTTATTCCAAATGCTAAATTCGTATATTTTGCGTGATATAATCCTGTTGTTCCAATCTGAACGAATGAAAAGTCTTGATTCTTAATAGTTACCTTCCCAAATGATTCAAAAAAACCATTTTCATATTTCTTTATGTATCCATTTGTAAATTTAACCATTTCAAAATTTGTTTTGCTCTTTAGCTCACTAATTTTCTCGTCCAACGCCTTCCCCTGCCTTGCATCTAGTGCATACCCTGCAACTGTAGTAGTCAGGTTGCTTATCACCTTCGATGTATCCAATTTTTGTGCTAATGCGTCTTTAATTGGTTTCACACCATTTTTATAAAACCGATTCAGAAGGTTTGTTGTGATTACCTTCATATATCCTCACCTCCC